GGTGATATACTAGACTCGGCTCAAATCTCAAGGCACCCGAAACACGCTGATACGCCAAAGTTTTTAAATGAGATCGAACTTGCAAAGCAGTTTTTAGAAGGCTTGAGGTCCGAGTTCAAAGACCAGATTATCTACTTTAAAATTGGCAATCATGAAGACCGCTTGGAGCGGTACTTAATGCAGAATGCAGACGCGCTTGCTGGTTTAATTGATTTCCGCAAACTGCTAAAACTTGATGATCTTGGAATACGCTTTGTCGAATCTACGCAATTTATGAAAGTTGAAAATACATACATAGTCCACGGTCACGAGATGAAAGTATCAGGCGGCGTAAACCCCGCCCGCGCTTTGATTCTCAAAGCGGCGGCTAATGTCGTGATGGGTCATGTGCATCGTACTTCATTTGCATCTATCAAGAGCTTGGACGGTAAGTTTTACAAGGCATATACAATGGGATGCCTATGCAAGTTAAGACAAGCATATATGCCACACTCAAATAGCAATCATGGTTTTGCAATCATTCAAGAGAATGGTATGGTAGATAATCTGTTTATCGAGAATGGAGTAGTGCAATGAGATTCAATGATGTGCTTAATGCGATGATGATAGTTGCAGTCTTGCTTATTATTGGCTTTGTTTCGGGGCTTCACATAGGCAAGACAAGCCAAAAGCGTGTAACTGATACAATTACTACCGTGCAACTTATTGAACGCCCTGTAACGATTAGAGACTCAGTACATACGAAGTCAGTTACTATCAAGACTAAGGACACTATTTACTTTCTTGATAAGCCCGTAATTATTCCTTGTGGAGATACTTCGTTTATCGCTCAAAGCGATAGCGTAATTACTGCGACTCGCGATACTATCAATATGGCTTTTGCCTATGCAAATCGCAAGGGGCACTTCTCACTTGTTTACCGCCCGCGCCCTGATTCAATTAAGGTAATTACTTTACCGACTGAAGTTCGTACGGAAAGCAACTGGGGATGGGTTGTTGGTGCTCTTGGTGTTGGATTAGGTTTGGGAGTTTATTATGGCAGGCGCTGATAATCTCAAAGGACATAGCTTCAGAGACAAGCCCGAGCGTATCAATCGAAATGGTAGGCCAAAGGGTAGCATCGTGTATCTCAAAGACCTTGCAAAGATGGCAGCTGAAGAGCTATCAAAGCCCGGCAAAACAAAAGAAACCGTAGCTGGTGATATAATCGAAATGCTGATTCATAAAAAGATCTTGCTTAAGGAAGATATTACAGCAATGAAACTGCTAATGGAGTTGCTATCTCACATGGATAATCAGGTAGCAGAGAAAGGCAAAATGATAATTGAGTGGGGTTCGCAAAATGGATACAGTGATACGGATAAAACCGCATGATAAACAGCTTGAGATACTTCGGAATAGGAAGCGCTTTAATGTTGTTCGGTGCGGTCGTCGCTTTGGCAAGTCTTATCTGGCTTTTGCTCTTGCCCTTGAGAAAATGCTGGAAGTTGATGGCTCGTATGTTCTCTACACCGCGCCCTCATACACCGAACTCTCAGGACGAGAAACCGAAGCACAAAATTTCTTTGCACCGCTTGGCGCAACTTACAAACAAGGCCAGATTAAACTAGGTCGTAGTACATTGGTTTTGCAAGGTATTTACCGAGCGGATGGCTTAAGAGGTAATAAGTTTCATAGAGTGATTTGCGATGAGTGGGCACATTGCCCGAATGCTGAAGACGATTGGAACTTTGTGCTTAGTCCGATGCTAGCAGATTACGAAGGAGATGCTTATTTCTTTTCAACGCCAAAAGGTAAGAATCACTTTTGGCAATTAGATCAGCTCTCCGAGATTATGTCAGATTGGCAATCATTCCACTACTCGACATACGACGGCGGGCAAATCAAGATAAGCGAAGTCGATAGACAAAAGGAGCTATTACCGAGCTTAGTGTTTGCGCAAGAGTTTCTTGCAGAATATGTCGATAGATCAGCGGCTAAGATCAAGCGCGAATGGTTACGCACGACAAACGGCCAAGAATGTACGGCGTATTACATTGGAGTGGACTTGGCAATTAGCCAGAAAGAGACTGCAGATTATACGGCGATTGTGGTAATAGGCACGACAAAAGATGGTGAGGTTGTTGTAGTTGAGGCCGACCATTTTAGAGCGCAATTCCAAGAGATAGGCCGTAAGATCATGTCAGCCGAGCAAAGATGGAATGCAAGAGTAGTTGCAGTGGAATCAAACCAGGCGCAAGCTTGGATGGTGCAAGAGCTAAAACGCAATACTAAGATGAATGTCGTAGGTGTGAGAGCGGATCGAGACAAGGTAATACGATTTCAGCCTGTAGAGGCAAGATATGAGCAAGGCCTTGTCTATCATGTCCCTCATATCAATCCGGAATTTACCGAGGAGCTGCTTTCGTTTACGGGCACTCCACAAGACAAGCATGATGACTTTATTGACGCATTGGGCTATGCCTTCAATGCTATTCGCAAAACTCCACAGATATATGTATGAGTCTACTTGACCAACTTAGAGATAGAATCGCGAGCGCAGTTGCACCGCGAAGAAACGACAGACCGTATATTCGGTCGGGTGGCTCTCGCAATATCGGTGCGACTCAAGTCGGTAATGAGTTAAGCGCCTCTCTTCGAGGGACGGTCTTCGCTTGCTTGCAGCATAGAGCAAATGCTTTGAGCGGAATTAAGTTTGATGCGTATAAAGAGCAGAACTGGGAAAAAGAAGAACTCGGACGCGGTCATTGGACAAACGAGCTGCTTAGCAATCCTAATCCATACTTTACACGCTCGCAAGTTTTCGGCTATATTGAAAACTGGCTTAGCATTAATGGCAATGCGTTTATATGGACTCCGACAAATGGCTACCGCGTGCCCTTGCAGATGTGGGTATTAAATCCGACAAGAATGCGAGTCATTAAAGGCGAGAATAACTTTATTGATGGCTATGTATATCAGTCAGCACAAGAAGGCAATATAGCTATACCAGAGAAAGAGATTATTCACCTTGCAAAGCTTCACCCCGCCTCGCGTCCTGAAGAAATTATCGGAATGAATATCTTTGGCGTTGGTCTTGTTTCAGCCGCTTTGGAATATGCGAATATAGACCGCGAGGTTAGTGCTTATCTTGCACGCCTTTTTGCGAATAATACAGTCCCGCCGCTTATTGCAAAGTTCCCAGAAAGGTTTGACCAAGATGAATGGCAAAAGCTAAAAAGCGCTTGGAATGAAGAACTACCAGACTACAAGCTACGCGCTTTGCTCGGTGGTGGTATGCAATTAGAACTCCCACCAAAAGGCGAGCTTGCAGTGAGCTATGACGCGGTTAGCCGTGATACACGCGCGCAAATCGCTCAAGTCTTCGGCGTGCCCCCTGGAATGCTTGATGGATCATTCCAAAACCGAGCGACTGCAGAGGTTCAGTTTGCAATTTTTAGACAAAACACGATAGACCCCGAAGCTCTTTATATTGCCGAAGAGTTTACACGCCATTTTAGAAGATGGGAAGAGGATGTCTTAATTGAAGCGCATCCGTACGAATATGCAGATCCCGATGCTGATATGAGGCAAGAAGAGTTCGAGCTTAAGTGGGGAATTAAGACGATCAACGATGCAAGAGGCGAGCGCGGATATGATCCTATACCTGAAGGCAATACGCCGCTTATTGCTAATGGTTTTGTCCCGCTTCAAAGCGCCGTAAATCCCGCTCCCGCGCCCGTGGTGGCTCGAAAACTCTTAACCCGAGCAAATCCTAAGCTCCCTATCGTTACAGCCGATGCAAAAGACTTGTTTTGGAGAAACTTTGACGGGATAACTGAAGCGAATGCAGGTAGCCTCGAGAATGTAGTTGAGATGATCATAGCTCAAATCAAAGAGCAAGTCTTTCAGCTTGCAGATGACGGCGTGTTGACCTTGGCTACGGTAGATATTCCCGAGAGCGAACTTGCAGAATACGACGCAATCATAGCAGAGGCTGCAAATCAAGTAGCTACCGAACTTTATGCGACTCTTGCAATCGAGGGCGGCGTTCCTCCGACTGCAGAGGTTATCGCCTTGGTCGAAGAGTCAAGCGCTCAAATCCGAGATTCTATCGGAGTTATCAAGCAAGAAGTACAAGCGACTCTCACTGCAAACGCTGGTAAGGATAAAGACGAGTTATTCAAGATTTTGAATACCAAGTTCGACTCACTTCAAACAAGCAGAGCGCGTGCAATCGCAAATACGACCGCCGCAAATGTCACAAGCGGAATGCAATACGCTGTGTACAAAGACGAGGGCTTTGAGATGGTATGGCTTACACAAAGAGACGGCCGCGTAAGACCCGCTCATGCTGCTATGGAAGGCTCGACTCAAGGCGCGGACGGATACTTTACGGTAGTGACTGAAGTTCGCGATAAAGAAGGCAATATCATTGAAGTCAAAACCGAGAAAGCGCAGCGCCCGCTTGGTAGTGGACTAAGCGCTTCAAATGCAGTGAACTGCAGATGTCAATTATTCCCAGTTGAAAAGCAATAAAAATAAAGGTTTAATATGAATTTAATAACACGCGAGCTGAACCTACAACTTAGGGACGGCTACGAATACGAAAAAGAGGAAGGCTACGAAGAGAAAGAGAATGATCTCTATACTTTCGTAGTATCGACTCCCGAAGTTGACCGCTATGGGACTATCATAGTTCCAAGTGGAATAGACTATCAAGCATATCTAAATAATCCCATAGTCTTAGCTCAACATGACTCGGACAAGTGGCCTATCGGTCGCTGTTTGGGTTTTGCAATGAATGGCGAAAACCTAGAAGCTACAATTCAAATTGAGTGTATTACCGAAGAAGGTAAGAAACTCAATAAGCTAATCAATGCAGGTTTTGTAAAGGCCGTTTCAGTTGGTATCATACCAAATGAATACGAAGATAAAACAATCGACGGGCAAAAGGTAACTGTTTACACAAAGTCCGAACTTGTAGAGTTTAGCGTCGTATCAGTTCCTGCAAATCGCCAAGCCTTGCTTAAGAAATCAATCAAGACTTTACTCCAAGATTCAATTCAAAAATACAAAAAGGAAAAGAGAATGTTAACCCCAGAGATCGAAGCCAAGATCAAAGACGAACTTCTTCCGGCAATTAAGGAAGCGTTTGTTAATGAGGTAATTAATCTCGGCTTTTCACCTGAAGAAGCCGAAGCATCCGTAAACGCTTTTATTACTGCAGGCGCTCCTCCTATGCTAGCAGTTTTGCAAGGCGAAGTAGAGCCTGAAGTAGCCGAAGAACCAGCCGCCGCCGAGCCCCCAGTCGAAGTGGTAGCAGAGTCCATCGAGGCTAGTTTCGAGGTTCCCGAAACTCGAGTCGGTAAGAAAATTGCAGCTTCAACACAAGCGCAAATCAATGAAGGTATGGATATGATTCAAAACGGTTACAAGATTATCAAATCTGCAGTAGCCGGCGAAGCAGGCCGTTCAATTACTTTGAACATGCCTAAAAAACTCAACACAGACGAATTACTCAATTTAATCTAAGGATATTGCATAATGGAAAACATTATCGTAACAAAAGACCAACTGAAAGAAGTTGTTGACCGCAAAGTTGCTGATCAACTTCGTACACAAAAGCCATCAAGTAACAATGGCTTTGTAACAATCAAAGCAGATCATGATGCACGCCGCGACCAAGCTCGCGTAGTTGCTGACTATATTCTTGCAGTTCACAAAGGCCGCGAAGGACAAGCAGACGATATCGCACGCAAAGCAAACGAAAAGTACATCACAAGAGCTGACTTCAATACAGGTACAGCAGCACAAGGCGGCGCGGCGGTTCCTCAGTTTTGGGTCGAAGAGATCATGAATTTTGCAGATCAGTACGGATATGCAAGAGCACTCGCGAAGATCTATCCAATGCGCGGTAAAACTGAAAACTTGGTATCAAGCGGCGCGTTCACTGGCGCGGTAGTTGCTGAAGGTTCTGGTCTTACTTTGACTGACTCAACTAACTTCTTTACAGCGACTCAACTTACAGCTCGTAAGATTGTAGCCGGTGCTATTATCTCCGAAGAGCAACTTCAAGATGCTACCCCTGCATTCTTGGATTATGTAGTGAACGGTCTTGGCCGCGCTCTTGCTGAAACTGAAGACAAGCAGTTTTTCAATGGTAATGGTACAGCTCCAAACTTTACAGGCTTAACAGGTATCTCCGGAACTACAACAGTTCGCCAAGGTGGTGCTAATAATTCTGGTAAGGATACATTCGGCGAAATCTCTTGGACTGACCTTTGGAACTTGCGCCTCGGTGTAAATTCTGGCGTTGGTGCAAATGGTGCTTTCGTAGTGCCTCAATCAGTTTTCGGATTCTTGATGAAAGAAACAGCAGGCTCACGCCCTGTTTTCGACATGGTTCGTCCTATCGAGATCACATCAATCGGCTTGACTGCACTTACAGGTAATTCATACTTTACTCCAACAGGCCGCCCGATGCATGTCGTACCAGATGCACTCTTCCCAACAAGTGCAGCGAATACAGCATCTGCATTCTATGCTGATTGGAATCAGTTCACTGTTATGGGTATCCGCGAGGATGTAACAGTTAACGAATACAAAGAGTATTTCGGCGCGACTGGTTTGGGTGGTACTCATCAAAAAGGTATCGAAGTTGTCGAGCGCGTTGCTTTCGCATTCCCAGCTCCAAGTGCTATCGGTGTTCTCAAAACTTCAACAACCTAATTAGGTGATTTATGCTCGTAGATGTAATTCTAATCGAGCCGTATAAAGGTGTTTCGGCAGGGTATGAGACTTCTCTCCCTGCCGAGATTGCCGAGGCTCTTATTAAACAAGGCAAGGCGAAAGATGCAAAGCCCGCGCCGAAAGTAGAAACAAAGAAAACAGGTAAATAACCATGCCATATACAAGCGCAAATCCGAGGGCGTTTAATGCTCTCATGACCTTTCTTAATTTGGAAGTTAATGGCGATCCGACCTCCGAGGATACGGCGCTGTATACTTGGTTTGATGACCTGATAACAACTTGCTATGTAGAGGCTGAAGGCTATTGCGGTCAGCCTCTCCGTAGTGGGACGATATATTACCAATTTTACGCCTCAAAAGCTCAACGCGGCCTCGAAGCGAATCACTCATGGAAATATATCCCCTACAATGCTAACACGGCTCTTACGGCTTTGCAGTGGCGCGAGAATGAGTTTGCAACTTATGCGAACTTCGACGCGGGTAACTATGCATGGAACGCCGAGCCGTATGCTAATTACATTGTCTTTCGTGATAAGACAAATGGACAATTTAAGGCGACGCTAACAACTGGCTTCAGTGATGCGTCAATGCCTTATACAATCTTGCAAGGCATAGCCGAAATGGTCACTCTTGCATATAAGCAAAGCCCTCAAGGCGGTAATTGGTTCGGGCTTAACTCCGTCGCAACAGGTGGCGCGGGTCAAACAGTCAGCCAATCACTTAAAACCGATATAGGATGGCATAAGTACTTTGCTCAGTTCGTTATACCAACGGTGTAATTATGATCAATAGCGAAGCTTTAAAGGGCATTCTACGGCCTGTTATTCTGAAGAGCTTGGAGCGCATGCCTTTTGTGATGCAAGCGTATATCGGAGCTAATATGGAATTCAGAGGCGCGGCCGATAGAATAGCACCTTCGACAAGTTCTAAGCTCGCGATTAACTCAGGTAATTTGTTTCGTAGTTTCTCCAAAGGTCAGCCCGGAAATGTTTTCAGAGTCTCGCAAGAAGGCGATAACTTCGAGGTAGAATACGGGTCAGACTTGCCATATGCAAGAGTGCAAGAGTTTGGCGGCTTCATTGCAAGCAAAGGCAATATGCACAAGTACTTTTGGGCTAAATTTGCAGAGACTAAACAGCCGTATTTTAAGAATATCGCATTAAGCGTAAAAAAGAAAGGCGGCGTAAACATACCAGCCCGACCTTACTTTAATCCTGCAGTCGATAGACTTCGAAATGATACCAAGTTCGCAAGCGATATAAAACAACAAGTCATAAACGGAATACAACAATGGCAAGAGAGTCAGCGGCGATCAAATCCATAACAGATAGACTTCGCACAATGAGTGGAGTCAAAGTCTATGACCAAGTAATGCTAGATAAATGGAATACTTACCAGTTCCCTTTTGTCGGTGTTTTGTCAGGTGCAGATGCTCGCGAGGTAATAGGACTTGAAGACGATTCAGCCTTTGCAAATAAAGGCACGCTGGATATGTATTTGCTTGTCGGAGTGCAAGTAAAAAAGAATAGCACGGCGGGTAAAGCTAATTTGAGAGAAGCCCTTGCTGATCTTTGCGAGGCAATCGAGAATAAGCTCACAAACTACAAGCCCGATGTCTATGAGTCAGATTATGAAAGGACATACTTTGCGCCAGTGCATTTTATCGACGCGCAAGCGGTCACATTCAATGACGATGAAACGAAAGGCATATCTTTCATGACTTTTAGGACGGTATATTATAGAGGAGATGTATGAAGTTAAGTGCATGTGTAATCTTTCAGGATGGAGATGACCTGAAAGGATGGAGGGATTCTTTGCCCAGTGATAATGTCGAAGTCATTGCACTTCGCACGGCGGTAAATCCGAAACTTAAAGAGCCTGTTTTTCAAGAAGTCGGTCGTACTTCGGACCATATTGTGCTCTCATGGGAATATCCCGACTTCGAAGAGTATTTCGACTTCAGTTATTGCCGTAATAAGCTCGATGAATATGCGACTGGTGACTGGATTTTGCACATGGATTCAGACGAGCGCCTTGCAAGTCCTGAAGATGAGTTTTGGGTTTATATTCAAGAGCTTAACGAAAGCGAAGCGGTCGCAGCTTATTTGTCAATTGCAGGGTGCAATGCTGATCTTGACCCGCAATATACGCACATACGAAAGCGGTATAACATACCGGCAATGCGACTGCACCGCCGAAGCGCTTTTCTCAAATGGCAAAGAATATGCCATGAGACGCTCGAAGTAGATCCGAATGGTACGGTCGTAGCTGATACAGACATATTGCTATACCACAAAGGATATAGCCAAGACACTGAAGTCTTAATGCATAAAGCAGAACGGAACGGCGGCTTGATGGTAAGAGAATACACACGCGATAAATCACAAAGAAACTGGGATTATTTAGTCAACACATTTTCATATCTAAAACAATTATCTAAGAGGTAATATCATGGTAGTAGGCGGCGCTAACCTTAGCGTATTCTATACAGCAAATGAACTCGGTACAAATCCTACAGTAGGAGCTACCGCAATTCATACAATGAAGCGTAAAATTAAAACTTCATTAACACGCACGACTTTCACAATCGATCAAAACGAAGACAATCCGGAATTGACTTCATTCCTTGAAAACTATGCACCTATTACAACGGTCACTGCAGATCAAGGGGAATATGAGGACGGGACAAAATTCAACTCTTCACAAGCGACAAGCGATACACTTTTGCAAATCGTATATGGTGGTGTTGATACAACTCTAAACAAGCGTAAGGTAGTATTGATGCTTTGCAAATTAGCACAAGACGCGGGTGCGTTTGACCAAGAATCAGGTAAGTACACAAAGCCAAAAGTAGGCGGCGATGTGGTAAATAATGATACTGATCTTGTTATCGGGACAAGTTACTTTTTAACTACTCTTGTAAGCGGTGCGACTGCGGTCACAATCCCTGCAAAGATTGGTTACAAAGAGATCTGGTTTACAGCCCCTTAATTCACACGGGGCGGGCAAAACCCGCCCCCTTATTTTTACTATGGAGACAGCATGAAATTATATCTAAACGAAACAGCACACGAAGTAGCACTCTATTCAAAATTGACCCCCGCTCTTTATGACAAGGTTACGCCGCTTCTCTCTGAACTTGCAAATACTAAAGGCGCTCAAGCAGCCGCCGAGACCGAGATCATGGAGAAGGTATTTAGCCGCGAGAGCCTTGCAAAAAAGATAGACTTAACAAAGGGGCAAGACGCTTTTAAGGACATTATGCAAGAGTTCGAGTTCCAAGAAATTGTTAAGACTGCATATTTGAAAGTCCGAGCAAATCTATTCGAGCTTATCAATGTCGATGAAACTACCATTCCGAAAATCTTTGAGTTTGTAAAGGCCGTAATTGATGAAAGCAAGGTGCAAAATACCGAGCTTTTAGCGGGTATTCAGTCCGAGCCTTCAAGCGACTTTTGGCAAAACCAAGACTTAGACGGAATCTTGGACTCACTAAAGTTTTTTCGTGAAACAGTATGCCGAAGAGTCCGCATTATGTGAGTATTATCTTGAAGACTTGACTGTTTTCAACGACCCAGACGATGACGAGTATGAAGAGACGGACGGAGATGAGAGTGCTTATTACCTTGGCGAAATTGTAGGCTCATATTGGATATTCAAAGGCGTTGCAGGCGGCGATCCTGCAGCGTATCTAAGACTATATTACGATACTCCGCGTGTGGATGTAATCCGTACTTATGCCTATACCATAACCTATCACAAAGAACGCCGCAAAATGGAGCGCAGAATCAATGGCCGATGATATCAAAATCAAACTTGGACTGGATGCTACTGAGTTATTCAATGGCATTACAAAGGCAACTAGCGAGCTTAATAAACTAAGCACTACCAAAGTCGATATACAAGAAGGCCCTATCATTGCTGATCTTAACAAGATCGAGCAAGAGGCAAAGCAAACAGGCGATGCAATTGATAAGAATCTCGGCGGCGGTGTTGAAAGTGCAAAGGGAAAACTTGGCGGGCTTGGTGATGCCTTTGCAGGACTCGGAGGGCAAACAGGCGGCCTCGGTAATGCATTCCAATCCCTCTCTGGTGGTGTGACTTCCCTAGTGCCTGGTCTCGGTTCATTAAGTGGTGTTCTTGCAGGTGGTGGTATAGTAGCGGGTATCGGTGCAATTGGTGGTGGAATAGCCTATGCAATCGAGAAGGGCAAAGAATTTGAGACTCAACTAGCATCATTAAGCTCTATTACTGGTGTTTCAGGCGCGGGTCTTGATGACTTAGGCCAAAAAGCGCAAGCTATGGCCGCTAAGTTTGGAACTGAAGCGAGTGCGAATATCGATGCTTTCAAAACTATCCTCTCAAAGCTCGGTCCTGATATTGCGAAAAGCCCTGAAGCCTTGAATTCAATGGCCGAAAGTGTAAATACTTTGTCGAAAGCTACAGGCGATGACCCGGGTAAAGCTACCGAAGCTTTGACGGGTGCTCTATTGCAATTTGGTGTATCGCTTGATGACCCCGTAAAAGCAGCTGATGCTATGGCCGTGGCTATGAATGTTCTCGCAGCGGGTGCAAAAGAGGGAGCTTCAGAGGTTCCTGATGTGGCGGCTGCTATTAATGTGGCGGGTGTGGCCGCTTCCGGTGCAAAAGTATCATTCGAAGAAACTAACTCTGCTATTCAAATACTTGCAGCTGGCGGTAAAGTCGGAGCTGAAGCGGGGACTTCTTTGCGAAATGTTTTGAATAAGCTCGGCGAGGGTAGATTCTTGCCAAAAGATACGGCTCAAGAGCTTAAATCTGCAGGCGTGGATATAAACAAGCTCGGAGATACGACAATTAGCTTTTCAGAGCGTCTTCGCGAGCTTGAAAAGATCAGTGGTGATGCTGCATTGAAGACTAAGCTCTTTGGAACTGACGCGGCGGCCGCTACGATCTTGATTAAAGGCGCGGGCGGTGGTATGGATGACCTTACCAAGAAGCTAACAGGGACTAATACAGCATATGACCAAGCTGCTATCAATATGGCTACCTTTGATGAGAGCTTGAATCGAATCAAATCGAATGTAGATAATTTTGCAATCTCTTTTTATCAAGGGATGCAAATGTCTTTCGGTATGTTAGCAGAATCGATAGGGCCAAGTGTAAATGAGCTAATAGAAAATATCGGAGGTTATTTTTCTCGTATGTGGTCTGTAGTTCAGCCTATTTTAGCAGGATTAGGCGCTTTGTTAATGGGAGCTATTAGCAATATATTGACTACAGTTATTGAGACGCTTAATCTATTCTATGAAACTGCAGTATACGCATTTGATCAAGTAATTCTTGCCGTGCAACCTCTCATAGATGCAATCAAATCAGCTCTTGGTCTTGATGGAGCTATGGGAGAGGGTATAGATGTGGTAAAAATGCTACAAGAAGCTATGAATTTTATGAGTGGTGCGATAAGCGCGGTGTTTGATGTACTTCAAGGGCTTGCAAAAATACTTATTGATGTGGTAGTCTTTGCATTCAAGGGTGTTATCTCCGTAATTACTTCAGTTATTGAGACTTTTGTAGGCATTGGCAAGGCAATTGGTAATTTTATCAGCGGAATACCAGGCGTGCAAACTGCAATCAACGCTCTAGGTAGTGCGTTTGATAATGTTTACAATTTCTTTGCGGGCTTGCCGGGCATTATTGCAGAATCTCAAGCGTATCTCAAAGCAATCGGAGGTACTTTTCAGACTGTTTTCGGTATCATTGGCGAGGCTTTTACAGCCGCTTTGAATCTTGACTTTGATGGAGCCGTTCAAAAGCTATCAAGCGTCTTTGAATCTCAAACATGGGTAAGTGCTTTTAGCTCGAATCTTACAAAAGCAAGAGCCGAGCTTAAGAAAACAGGCGATCAAGTAAAAGAAGCAGGCAAAGAGTTTAAAACATTCCAAGAGCAAGGCACAAGCGCCGCGGTAATTAAGCCAAAAGCAACCGCTGAAACAAAGGCTGCAATAAAAGAAGAGACTGCAAAGATAGCAAAAGACCCCGAGCTGAAAATCGAAACTGGAATAAAGCCAAAACCTGAAGACTTCAAAGAGTTTCTAAAAGAATATACAGACCTTGCAAAAGAGATCAATAAAACATCCGAGTCTTTAGTGCCTAAAACCCTCGCTACGAGTCAAGAGGCGCTTGATGGTACTATTGCAACGGTTCAGCAATATATCGACTTCATAAAGCTTCAAAATGACGAGATTGCACTCAAACAAGCAGAGGCTTTGGCGGCGGGAAATCAAGAGGCGGCGGATAAATTCGGAGAGTCAATCCAAACCAATATCCAGAATATCAATTTGCTGAGTTCTCGCTTGGAGCGTTTCGGTACGGATAGCAAGGCGGCCATTGAAAAAGCGGCTCTCGAGTCCACATTGCAATTCCAAATACAGACCGCCTTGCAAACTAGCATTCTTGATGCCTTCAACTCGGAGAAAATCAGAAAGGAAAAAGAGGCTAATGATGCCATAAGAGAGGAACGCCTTGGCGCTCTTAATGCTGAAGAAGATGATCTTACAAAGAGCCTAGCAAAGCGAGAAATTAGCTTCGAAGACTATGCTGCCAAAATTGCAGATATTGACGCGCAAAGAAAACAAGTTGAAGAGCAAACCGAAGTCACTTTCTTGCAAAGACTCAAAACTGCAGGGGATCAAGCGGCCGCGAGCGTATTCAAATCTCAATCCGAGATATTTAAGAAAAACGCCGAAGGCATGCAAGGCAATCAGAAAGTATTTAATCAATTTGTCGGTCAAACCTTAGAACAATTTGGAACGCTCGCCGCTTCAGGAAAGGCTACTCTTGCAGACTTCGGAAATGCAGCCGCGGGCGCGGCGTTCGATGCCGTCTCTAAAATGATACCGTCTTTTGTCGTAGGTATTTTGGGAAGCTCGATCACCACACTCGGACCGATTGCAGGGCCGCTTATTGCAGCTACCCTAACTGCAGGGCTTCAACTGCTTTTAGCAAACGCCAGAGGCGCTCTAGGCTTCAAAGACGGTGTCGTAGGACTCGAAGGCCCGGGCACTGAAAGAAGCGATTCTATACCCGCATGGCTATCGAAAGGCGAGTCAGTTATTACAGCCGCGGGCACGAAAGCAAACCGACAAGAACTCGAATGGATGAATAACAACCCTGGTATGAGTATACGCGACTACTTTACAGCGCAAGCTCCGCAAGTTCGATATTCAGTGCAAGAGGATGGCAACCTTATTGCAGAGGTTAGGAAACTTCGCGAAGAAACACGCGGGCTAGGCAAGCAAATCAACCGAAATACTCATGTAGAAATAAGCGGCGCGCTTGTAGCCGATAATAACTCAATAAAGGCCGTGATCGAAAGAGACCGCCGCCGTAATGCAAGGAGAGGATAATATATGTCTTGGAGATATTGGGTCAAATTCGAAGGGTCAAACGATCCGACCTTTGCATCGATAAATACACTCGGGGTTGAGTTACCTGTTTTCGGGATATTGCCGACCTTTACAGTAGAGTCCTCGAATGAAGTCAGCATGTCAGGAACAGAAATAGGACAGCGCCGAATCAGGATAGCACTTGAAGTAGATTGCATCCCGGTAAGTACCTGGGACTATGGCACGGTGAATAGTGATAATGTGTATTACCTATTGCAAGAGATTCTGCAAAAGAAATACACTCGCATAGTAGAACCGACCGCGCCAAAGCAAATGCCGACAAGGTATCAGTCCACAAGCTCTTTCACGTACTCTAAAGCGCTTATTCCCTTTGTCTTTGCACGATGCGACTTCAGTAATGAGAAACAGTGGGCTTCAGGACTTGAGAAATTTACTATAACCTGCTATCGTAGGGACTTGATCTAATGGCATTATCAAACCAAAGATTTGTAACTACTTGGACTTCAGAGGATAGCATTCAATGGCGTATGTATATCATACCGAGTAGTGTAGATTACATTACCCCCGCCTTGAGTTCGAATGTGACGCTCCCTAGTGAGTTTCTGCTTAGGGATATGAGTCTCGATACCGAGCTTGGAAGCATCCCCGCGGGGCTTGTTAGCCAAGTACTTAAGATAAATGTCAATATAGCCGCTTTGCAGGGCACTACAGCGCTCAATGACCTAAGAGCCGACCTACTTAGAGGCACGACCGCAAAACGCGTGCCCTTGAACGCGGACGGCTCGGAGTATTTAGCATCGGATATTCCTGATATAGCGCAAAGACGATTTGATGCATTCAATACTTTTGTTCTGCAGTATAACGACGGCTCTGGATTCAAGACCGCTTTTATTGGATGCCAAAAGTATTCTGCAGAGAATGAACTCGAAATTACATCGCTTGATAATGTGATAACTTACACTATTGAGATATTCGATATATTCCGATGCATTGGAGAAATCATAAATCAGGATGTATGGGTAAAAGCGCTAAAACCTACGACCGATACAGTCGCATGGAATGCTAGCTTCTCTACTGGTGAAGGCACTGCATTAAGAGGCATAGAAATAGGCCAAGGATATGTAAATACAATTGAATCATTAGACCCCTTTTATGCAGTAGATATACTTGATGGAAATAGCTACTATCATATGCAATTGTTTACGCGCCTTACAAGTAAAATAGGCACGATGTACTCTGCATATATGCGAGCTATTACGCAAAAACTAACTTCATCATTCGTAGCAGCTGACTTCTTTACTAAGACTTTGATATTTTACAAGAATCAGTCGCAAACTGGTATAGCTCCCTATATGCAATATATCTCGGAGATATGGTCGAATGTAGAAGGCACTTTGACTCTTGTCGGTGGTGCTCATATCGACCCTAAAATGTTCGGAAAATATACCAACTTCTTTGAAGTCTATAAAAACATCGTAGAAAGCTCACTCGAAACGCTCCGAGCTTCTTATACTTTTACAAGCGGAACGCCCGACGCTTATACGGTCACAATGGTAGCTGATAATCCCTATCCTTTTACGCCGTTTGTGACTTTTGATCAAGATAATACATATAGCTCGGTAAAAATTAAAATGCTATCCGAAGGACTCAATCAAGTTAATGTAGATATATCGACAATCAGCGGTGAACAAGATACGACCGAGTACGGATTTGGCAAGCAAGGTACAAGCGGCGATAATAGCAAAGATTTGAATATCATGTTTCACAATTTGCCGATTATTACCTACCGTAATAGCTACAATGAGGACGGCTTAAATCGATGGTATAGAAATACCATAAACGCAGGATATTTACTATCATATGAATCACCTGAAACAGGCATTTTTGATTCAAAGAAAGTCAATACTCTATGCTCGGTTTTCTTTGGAGGCGAAGACTTCGCACTTGCAGTGCCTTCTTCACCTTACGACCAACTACCAGAGTATCAAATGATACTCGAACAACAGCAGTCAGGAATCGGACGCACTATATCCGAGGCGCTTGTAAACTTTCTCGGACGGCCAAAGCAAGCAGAGGCTAGTTTAACTACCAACTTTACAACCGCTAAGACAAACGACGTAGCCAAACGATGCACTATCGATCTTGCAGACTATAACACGCTCTTAGAGTCAATTTACGGCGAGCCTACAGCCCTTGCAGTCCTGACAAAGCACACTCATAAAATATATGAAGGCATGTGCGATATTACACTACGAATCGACGCGGAGCCCGAATAATGAAATTCAATGAACCCGTAAGACCCGCTGGTATTGGAAGAAGACAAGTCGCATTCGAAATTGGTAATAATCCGAGCGCCTTTACTCTTATCCAAGATCAAGACAATGATGGCAATAATACAGGCTCGCAAACAGGCCAAGACGATGCCGTACTTGCACAAGCCGTGCAAAGTGCCCGCGTCATTGCTTATTCCGCTGCAAGCTCTGCAATTAGCAATAATATGAATGAAGTCTGGGGAATTAAGACCGTAGTGCCTTGGGAGCACGTTGTTAATTCAAGCCATCTCGGCAATAGCCTCATTAAATGGGAATCAGACCCGCGTAATGAAGCCTATGGAATAAATACAAGCCTCGCATATATCGACACTGAAGACCCGACCATTATCCGAGTTCGCAAGAAAGGATGGTATCTCGTAAATGTGATATTTTTACAGACCGAGTGGTATCATAACAACTCAATATATTATCTTAGAGCTCTCGCAGTTGATCAACAAGACTCATTCTATACAATGCAAGATGTCTGCATTACGGATACATACCCTGTTTTGCGCCTCTCAACGCTTATCGGCGTTCCGGGGGGTAATAACCTAGGAAAACCAAGCACGACAATCGATGGTGGAATACAGATAGAATTTAGAAGCCAAAACCCCGGGCACGGCGCTGAAGTATACGAGCTTGACGATGACAATGTCGAAGCGCAACTTCAGATAATTTGGCTAAGACCCTTCGAAGATGAAAATACATACAATTTTGCGTGAGTGAGAGATGAATAATCGGTATCTCGGTAGCATTGGAAATGATAATTATAAATCAGAGTTTGACTTCGGCGTATTAACAGGAAGTTATAGCACACTAGATGTACTAACCTCTGGTAATATACCAGCTTATACCGGTAGGACTGGTCAATCATCTGGAGTCATTGAAGCAATTTACTTTAAAATTATAAATGCAGTTCCGGTAGGTTCTATGTATATCTTTGGCGCTCCGATTGATCCACCAGCGCAAAACGCGCCAAGAGACTTTACTGCGGAGCAAATGGATAAGTTTGTTGGGCTTATTACTCTATCATCAAATGAGTATAGATCAACTTCGGATGGATACGTTGTATACAAGACAATTGATATGCCTTACGTTACTCAGCCAGATTCAAATGCGCTGTATATTGTATTTGTAATCAGTCAAGCAGATGGTTATTTTGCAACCTCGAAAGTTACAGGACACTTCATTCTAAAAAGAGATTAAACATGGAATTTTATACAGGTAAAACAGGACAAGATAGAGTATTAAGAGCCTTTGACTTCGGAACGCTCGATACCGCCGCATATGCTGCAAATGACATTCTCACTTCAGGCGCTATCTCAATTGACGCGGCTAGATTCCTTGGGTTTTCAGGTATGATGGAACGCATAATACTAAAAGAAACCTCATCGGGTACAGTTCAAGTCCCAGCTTTGCGCCTCTGGTTTTTCGGCTCGGCAATTACACCAGCCGCGCGGAATAGTCCGCAAGCCTTTACAAGCGCTCAAATGGATCTTATGGTAGGTTATGCTGATATTGCAGAAGCTGATTGGATAGCAGCGGGTACAGGCGTAAGAATATTGCAAAAGAATATAGCAATTGAATATGTATGTCAGCCTACAAGCAAAACGCTTTACATGGTTCCCGAAATCAAAGACGCTAATACTTTCGCATCAGGTGCAACCATCAAAGGTCAAATCGTACTGAGACGCGATTAATGGTCATTCGCATTACCGACCCAAAAGAAGAGCGGGCTATTAGAGCCTATGCTATTCGCAAGAAGCTACCAATAAATAAGGCCGTATCTTTGGCCGTAAAAGAATGCGATCAGCTTCTTATGGCACAAGGCGAGATAGCAACTTGTAAATTCATGCTGAAAGTCATGAAGGAAGACTACTATAATAAAAAGCCCTGAAAGTTTATGGCTTTCAAGGCTTCAGCTCTGGGGGGAGACACGCGGCTATGATAGGCCGCTGATTGCAATCTAACCAAAAAAACCGTATAATGCAAATAAAAAAAAGGCTACCTTCCCCGGGTAGCCTTTTCGCACGCCAATGCTTTGAGTATTTGGCCACCTGCAAAATTGAGCATGATGACAAACAAATATACTAAAATGATTCAAATAGAAATACATAAAATTTCAGGCCAGAGCTACCGCGCCGCCGTCCCCTCTCTAAATGCAGTCGTAAATCTTGCACAAATTTGCGACATAACGAAAATTTTTATTTTTGCCATAACTCCCAGAGAATTCAACTACTTACGCTCTTTGCACCTGCCCTCGAAAGTAGAAATAATTAGATAATAAAAAAAAAGACTTGACAAGTATTGTTTTGTTTCGTAAGTTCGCACCGTAATTAACAACGCACTAACAAACGGAGTGAACGCGATGAAACTCAAACCACACAAAATTTACAACTCTTTCGCCGAGGCAATGGCTGCAATCTTCTTGCATCCTCCAGGCGAGGCTCAAGTCATGCCATATAACGGCAAATGGGTAATCCTCAAGCGAGGTGCAAAATGAAGCCCGAAACCAAGCAGGCGATATTCGAGATGGCCGTCGGACTCTTCGGCGGCCTGTTTTTAAGCTACTTAATTGTTTACGCAATCATTAATGGACTAGTACGATGAAACTCAAACCTTGGCATATGGTGGTAATTTTTGCACTTTGCTTTGTAGCGATCCGAGCTTTTGACTTTTGGCTATACGGACAGGAGATCAAATGAGTGACTGGCTGACTATTCGCGAGGCCGCCGAATTATTCCAAGTATCGCGAAGACTCTTGCACTATATGGCCGTCGGACGGCCTGCAAGTAAAGTCCGAAACGAAAAAGAGGCGGTTCTAAGACAAGTAAAGCAAGTGCCCTACGGCGAAAAGACAATGTATCTATTAAACTATAACGAATTAAAAAGAATACTAGGAGCGAAGAGATGAAAACAATGGCAAAACACACTATGCCCGCCGCGCATAGAGCAACTGAAGAACTTCGCGAGGCATTAAGCCCGCAAGACTTTGCAAAAGTAGAGGATATTCTACGCTATGTGAGACAGACCGAGAATATGCAGTTTCAACTTGCATGGCGATACGGACAAGAAGGCAAAACCTTCGATGAGTTTATGGCAAGTTTTGCAAAACAAGTGCCCTATGTGAACTGGGGCAATAAAATCTAATTAATTAAAGGAGACGAGACATGAATGAATGCGATATCGACACAATGGTAGAGGTCGAACAAATGAAATGCCGAGAGGCAATTGCTAGACACATGAAAGCAACAGAAAGAGTCCGAGCACTTGAGAAAGAGCTTGAACAAGCAGAGAACGAACTCGAACAAGCAACAGAACAGATGCTACTTTTAGGCACTGATTACGAACGTTAATTTATTAAAGGAGTTGAGACATGAGACTAATCACACAAACAGGCGGGATGCAAGTAAATGGGCTGAATGTCCTAATCTACGGCGATCCCGGTATCGGAAAAACCACACTCGCGAATACCGCGCCTAATCCAATTGTATTGGACTTTGACCGAGGGCTTCACCGCTCCTCACTACTTAAAAACGGCTTGCAGTTCGAATCATGGCAAGACTTGCTGAATAACAAGGTTGAACTTGATAGCATCCTAGCCAAGCATGATACGATCATTATCGATACGGCGGGCACTGTTATTGAGCTTATGCAGATGCACCTTACTATCAATAACCCCGGACTTCTTCGCAATACAATCAAGCTATGGGGCGAAACAAAGCGAACATTCCAAGAGTTTTTTACGCCTCTGAAGCTTAGCGGTAAGAATGTAGTTTTCATAGCACATGCCAAAGAGAAAGAAGAAGGCGATATGCGAATTAAGAGGCCATTGATACCAGGCGCAAGTTACGACCTACTTATGCAGTCATGCGACCTTGTAGGATATTATACGACGCAAGGCAATAAGAGAGTATTGACCTTTGACCTCTCTGATAGCATCGTAGCCAAAAATTGCGCGGAAATCGCGCCTGTACATGTCGACGGCTTGCACTCTATGACTACTTGCCTTGCAGATATCTTAGAACATACCAAATCGGCAATAAGCCGACGCTCCAAAGAGCAAGAGGCCGCAATCGCTTTGGTCAGCGAGTGGTCCGAAAAGGCAAAAGCCGCAAAGGATGCTAATAAGTTTGTATCAGAACTTAGCAAAGCAGGGCTTGAGGATGCTTTAAAGCGCGCGGTTTGGGCTTCAGTAGTGACTACATTCGGCGAACGCGGCTTGCAGTGGAATAAAGAAAGCGGTAAGTTTGAGGAGGTGGTGAGATGAGTAACACCTTTGAAGTCTGGGGCGCATTCGATGAGGACGATGTGCTCCTAGACTACTCGCTATCCGAAGAGGATGTCAGAGAGTGGGCTTATGACCGCTTTGAGAAAGAGATGGTATCAATTGCCCGCATTACAATACACGAACGCGAACAAGTGAAGATTCGCAATTTAAAAGACCCGTATCAGGAGTATAGAGATGAGTAAGCAACAAACAGCGGTGCAATGGTTAATTTGTAGATTATTAGAAGGCATACCTTTGACGCTATCATTGAGTAACGAAGCCGAGCAAATGGGAAAAGAACAAATTGAGGATGCGTTTGATATTGGTTACGAAGCTTCGGAGTTTGGCAATTTATTAAACAAAGGCAAACAATATTACAAACAAACCTACGGAGGCGACAATGAGTAATCGACCAACGCAAGAACAAGCAAGAGAAACAATAGATTCTTATTTGGAATCATCGAAAGAATTTAACGATATAATTACCAGACTTGTACCAATTACTAAAAAATTACAGAAAGATATTGAGATGATGGAGCACTATAACATATTTTGTAATTTTTTGGAAATTGATAAGGCAAATTTACAAAGGCTTATTGCAATAAGAATATTTTAAGGAGGCGAAGATGTTTGAAACAATTGTAAAATGTTTTTCCGCATTATTTTGGATAGCTTTAATAATTGGATATGTAAAAAGCAAACTTCATGGAGGCGAACATGAGTAAAACCGCAATGCAGACGCTTCGGCAATCACTCGACTTCGCATATTACGAGGCTTCAGTGACTAGGACGCCAGGTGAGGTACTTTCGCAGATAAGATTCCAAACAGTTGACCTTATTGCAAAAGAACGCGAGCAAATTATTAAAGCATTCGAGGCGGGCGCAAAACTTAAAGAAGCATGCACGCCGGAAGCGTATTATAGACTAGTATATGGACAGGAGGAAGTATGATTAAAATCTCCGCCACCCAGCTTGAATCTTACCGCCGCTTTCTTGATGGCCTGATTACAGTCGAGCAATTCGAGCGCTCTCTCTTGAGACTCGACCCGCCGAATGCAATGATGCAACGCGGGATTGCATTCCATGAGATGATGCAAACCGACTATCCTATGGAGTTTGAAGGCAAGTTCAGCACTGATTGCATCCTAAACGCCCGCAATTGCATGGATTATCGCTCGCGAGTATTCGAGTATAAAGTCCGCCGCGTGTTTCGTACTCAATTCGGTGATATATCAGTAACAGGCGTTGCAGATCAGCTTATCGGGCTTGATGTGGTCGAAATCAAAACCAAGTATAGTACAATCAGTTTTGATGACTATTACAACTCAATACAATGGCGTGTGTATTGCGAGTTATTCAACGCCCCCTTTGTCCATTACAAGATATTTGAGTTCGACTCACCTGAAGCGATGGACTTTAAAAACAAAGCGGAATACTCATTCCCGAGACCCGCGTACAATTACGAATATGTTCGAAATATGATACACTACTTGCATGAGTATATCTTAGTGAGAGGGCTTGATAAAGAGGATGTTTTGCAATTGAAAGAAGGAGTACTAGCATGAATATCAAACCAGTTCCCGTACCACCAGAACAAACAGCATTTAAAAAAGGAGTACCTATGAGTCAGCAATTAAGACAAGAAAGAGAAATTGTAGAGAAATCTGCAATCAAACATAAAGCCACACCCGATGAACTTGGAGCGCCAATAAGACGCGGACCAAAGCCAGGAAGCGGTGGAAGACCACGCAAAGAGCTTGGCGCAAATTACACTCCGAAAGCGGTGACTGATGGCTTCACCGAGCTTGTAAAAGCAACGCTCGAACTACCAACCGAGCAGCATATCAAAGTAAAACTCATATCTGCAGTAATCTCAATGCACCAGCGAGGTGAACTATGAAAATATCCGCCCTATACAAAGAAGTAGCCGGTATCGAAACTTCGCTTAAGCTCGGCGTGCCATTGTCGCAGCAATTGCGAGAGGAACGCAAAGTAATTGAGAAAACTGCAATCGGATACCAAAAAAGCAAAGGCGAAGGACTCACACCAGATGAAAGACAAGGCATTACGCCGCTTGCTCTCAAGTTACCAAACGCAATGGCAGATCGATTCCGAGCACTTGCAAAGGCGCAAAATATCTCACAAAGAGAGCTATTCCGCCGAGCACTAACTATGTACTTTAAAGATTTCGAGGATGTAAAATGAATCATGTGGCTATTTACGATGAGGGGGAAGGTCTACCGACCCCCTTCGTTAAAGGCAAAAGCCTATCAGAGCAACTTCGAGAGGAACGCGAAGAACTCGAACGCAAAACAAACCAAGCAATAAAAACTAAGAATAACCTTGCAGATTATTACTTTGCAAAACAAAAGAGGCCACAGCTTCAATACGCTCAAATTAACCACAAAACCAAAAGCGCTCACTTTATGAAGCGAGGCATAGACTTCTCATTTGCAAATCCATACGCGGAGCTATCCGGTCTTGAAGTCGAAGTACTTAAGCATTTCCCGACAAATCACACGCTTCGTGATAAAGTCAGATTCCAAGAGCTAATAGCAGCAAAGAGAATGTTTATATTCTTTGCAACCGTATATCTGAAGCTTACATCATTCAAGATCGCCGAATACCTAAACATGAATCGCTCGACTCTATCGCATCATATTTACGCGGCTATGGATGAGCTCGATACTTACTCTCAAGTGCAACTAACAGCGCAAAAAATCGAAGACTATCTCTGGACTCGACATGAACAATTTAGATCGTGAAACTACTTTACAAGTCGGATATTACATAGAGGAAAAAATATGCCCTTACATCCGATCGGTCACATCAGTGATCTCGCGCAAGATACAAACCCTAAGCCGCTGGCTACGCTCCCGCTTTCTGCGATTCTTAAAATAGAACGTGAGGAGTTGTTCGGAAATCGAACAAAAAAACCCCGCGGGCGTGTTCGGAAACTGAACACGGCCGAGCTATATGAAGTATCCGAGCGGGTTATTCAAGTGGTAGCCGAATACTATGAGATATCGGTTCAGCATATTCACCAGCGCCAAAGCTTCGCGCGTCATGTGGCCATAACAATATGCTATCAAGACTTTAGCTTTACAATGACGGATATCGCTTTTATATTTAATTGCGATCGTAAATTGCCTATAATTGCAGCCCGAAATATAAAACACGAGCGCATCCTAGACCCGAACTTTAACGAAATCTACTTACAACTTATTCGCAAGGCAAAGGCATGAGTATCACTATTTCTTTCTTCAACTCAACACGCGAAACCAAAGCCGCGAAGACTATGGACTTCGACTTTTTTCTGAAGTCAGTAGAACAAGGTATATGGCAAGATATCGTTATTACTTACCGGAATCTACCCGAAGGCGAAAACAAAACCAACTTTAAACGCAAGCTCCCTGCTATCTCACCGTCCGGCAAGTTCGCAGAACGCAAAGCGGACGCGCTCGAAGCTCACTCTGGTATTCTTTGCATGGATATCGATGAGAAAGACAATCCCGAAATGCAAATAGAACAACTGCAGTCAGATCCATTCGTTTATGCCTATCACCGCTCAGTCGGAGGATATGGCTATGCTGTTTACTTCTTAATTGAGCCTACAAAGCATTTAGAAGCCTACCACGCTATCGAAAAGCACCTAGCCGATAGTTATCACCTTATTTGCGATCCAGCGTGCAAGGATACGAGCCGTTTGCGCTTTGTCTCCTTTGATCCGCATCTCTATAGACGCGAGGGCAAAACACAAGTATTTAAACGATACCTAAAACAACCAAAAGCAGAGGCGCGTCGGTATTATCCACATACCAAATCCGATATAGATCATATCCTCATGCAAATAGGCTCGCGTGGCATTGACCTAGTAGACTCTTACTATGACTGGATGCAAATCGGATTTGCAATCGCAGGACACTACGGAGAACAAGGCCGTCACTACTTTCACTGCATATCTCAACAAGGATCTAAGTATGACGCTGCAAAGTGTGATGCTAAGTATACCGAATGCCTACGGACTGGCAATGGACGCGTAAAAATCAACACCTTCTTTTACAAGTGCAAAGAAGCCGGTATTGAGATACAAACGGAGGAGAGTCGCAAAGTAGAACGATATACTAAAGCGCAAATGCTGCAGGGCTTCAAGTCGGACGCAGAAATAGTCGAGTCAGTCACTAAACTAGCCAAGCAAGACGGTATAGCAACCGAGATAGCTCAAGATATAGCAGAGCAAACGCTCGCCATACCACGCTCGGAGCTAACAAAAGAGAAACAAGCAAACCTATTACCCGAAATCCGCGCCGCGCTGGCTACATACGGCCTAAAATTGAATGAAGTAACTAACATGATCGAATACCAAGACCGAGCACTTACCGACTGGGATGTAAATACCATCTGGGGTGAGATAGCTGACTCGCTTGGAACGCGTTGTGCTAAAACAACCATCGAAGACATCATAAATTCGGATGCAACGCCTCGATATAACCCATTTATGCAGTTTTTTGAGGCAAATAAAGATAAAGTAACCCAAAACAACATTGAAAAGCTCGCAGAGTGTATCACCTTTGACTCTCAAGGAGTTACATACGAAGAATATCAAGCATATGCGCATGCTTTCTTGCGCAAATGGATAGTATCAATCGTTGCATCCATGCACGGCACTTACTCGCTTCTTATCCTAGTGCTTGTCGGAGGTCAAGGCATTGGGAAAACTAATTTCTTTAGATGGCTCTTGCCAAAAGAGCTAAGAAGCTACTACGGAGAATCCAAACTCGATACCGGCAAGGATGATCTTATGCTTATGTGTACAAAACTAATCCTATGCGATGATGAGTTCTCAGGTAAAAACAAAAGCGAGTACAAGCATATCAAAGACATAAGCTCAAAGCAAACTATCACTCTTAGATTGCCATACGGCCGCAGAACACAAGACTTTACACGATATGCCGTGCTTTCAGGAACTTCAAACGACCTTGAGATCATAAACGACCCGACCGGGAACCGCCGTATCGTGCCTATCAATATAAAAGCAATTGACTTCGAGGCATTCAACGCAATCGATAAAACAGAGTTATTCATGGAGGCATATCGCATCTATCACACTGAAGGTAATAGCTCTTGGCAATTATCCAAAGAGGATATCGAAAACCTGAACCAGCTCACTTCATATAACGAGCAAGTAGATACAGTCGAAGAGGCTATCATGATGTTTTTTGAGAAAACTGACTCGAATCATGAATCAAATACGAAAACAACAACCGAGATCATATCCTACATGATGCAGTACTCAAAACTGCATTTTAACACTCAAAGAGTCGGAATCGCTCTCAGAAATTTAGGATTTGAAAGGACCTCAAAGCGCAAAAATGGTAAGTCAGTGAAGTGCTACAAGGTAAAAGAGATACTGCCTACCACATCAAATTTCAGCAGTTACGGTTAATTCGCCAATTTTTCGCCATTGTGGCGTGTGGTAAGACTAGAGGTAAAAAACGCCCTAAAACTTCCTGGCATTTTTTATGTGTGTGATTGCACTTACTATACTATATATAATATATATATATATATATATATTCTCTTACCACTTACCACATAATAGTGTAACTCAATAATTTTTAAGAACTTAAAGTGTGGTAAGAGTAAAAAAATTGCTTACCACACTCTTACCACCTTACCACATGATACAACTACGCAAATACCAAGCCGATGCAATTGAGAACCTCCGCAAAGCTTTTGCCGATGGACACCGCGCCGTAATTCTTTGCGCTCCGACTGGAGCTGGTAAGACAATAATGTTCTCTGCTATTGCACAAAGCGCACTGCAGAAAGGCAAAAGAGTAATGATACTTACCGACCGAGGCGAGCTACTATGGCAAGCAGGCGGGGCGCTTAATAACCTTGCTATCGTGCCGGAACTCATTACAGCCGAGACTACCAGAGTTAACTCAAGTCAGCGAATCTTTGTGGCTATGATCGAGACGATATACCGCCGAGCTGAACAGCGGATCTACAGCGAACTGCTAAACTCGGTTGACTTATTCATATTCGATGAATGCCATAAGCGGACATTCGATAAGCTCTTCCCTCTTCTTCCCTCTCATGCGAGGGTGCTCGGAGCTACGGCCACACCATACCGAGAGGGGAAGGGAACGCCGTTGACTGACTTGTATACTCACATGGTCGAGGCTTCAACTATTCCGAGTCTTATCTCTGATGGCTACTTAGCCAAGCCTTCGTACTATTCCGTTCCTATCGATCTAAGCGGCGTAAAAACCAAAGGCGGTGACTTTGACGCTGATTCACTAGGAGCCGAATACTCACGAATGCAGATATTCAAGGGAGCCGTGCAAAACTACCAGCGATGGACACCGAATACCAAGGCCATAGCTTTCGCGCCGAATTTAAAGAGCGCGGCTGAACTCTATGCAGAATTTGAGAAGGTGGGACACCCTGTAATATCATTAGACGGGTCTGCGGGGCGCGAGGAGAGGCGAAACGCTCTTAAGTGGTATAAAGAGACCCCCGCCGCCGTTTTAATCAATGTAGGACTTTTTACCACGGGCTTTGACGAGCCGAGTATTGAGACGGTAATTTTATACCGAGCTACTAAGAGTTTGCCGTTGTTTCTTCAGATGGTCGGACGGGGATCAAGGACTTGCGAGGGTAAGGATAAATTCACGGTCTTGGACTTCGGTAACAACCTTTACCGATTTGGCATGTGGGACGATAACCGCGACTGGACTAAGCCGCCTAAAAAGAAGCGGGACGGATTAGCAGTTTACAAGAATTGCATTCATTGCGATGCGTTCCTATATGCCTCCGCTCGCGTGTGCTCGGAGTGTGGAAAACTTATTCCGAAAACAGAACGCGAAGTTCTTGAAGAGTTGGTTATATTGACAAAGCACGAAGCTCGCGAGATGGCTAAGCTCGGAGGCTTGCCGGATTGGATTGCCTTAACCAAGGCGGGTAAGTTACATCCTTTGTATGTTCTGCAAAGTTTATGTAAGTTGCGAAGCGAAGCCGAAGACTACCGAGATGCGATGGGATATGCGAGAGGCTGGCTATTCATACACAAAGACAAGACAGGACACTTGAGATGACTACCGAGCAATGGCTTAACGACATGATAGACGACATAGTCATGGAATACGGCGTGTCTCACGATACGGCTCGTATTATGCTATTCGCTTGGCTTGCAGAGTTACTAAGATGGAGTCCGAAGTTTTACGCAATGATGGATTATTTGTTAAATGACTGAGCTATACAAGTAAGTAGCTCAAAATACATTGGAGAATGTAGCATGATAGTGATAAGAGAAGAGTTTAAGAAGCTTATACCGGCTTTGACTGGTGAAGAGTTCAAACAGTTAGAAGCCAATATTTTAAGCGAAGGTATTAGAGATCCTTTGGTATTATGGAAAGGATACTTGGTAGATGGCCACAACCGATATGCCATAGCGACTGAACATGGTTTGGATTACAAGACCGTAAACAAAGACTTCAAGGATAGCAACGAAGTAAAACTTTGGATGATTGATAACCAAAGCGGAAGGCGGAATTTAACAGATGGATGGAAGTATAAGTTACAGCAAGTTAAAAAGGAAATACTTTTAGAAAAGGGTAAAGAAACACAAGGAACAAGAACGGACATTTTATCAACTATTGATAAAAAGTTAGAACCAAAACACAACACGCAAAAAGAAATTGCAAAGGCGCTTGACTGGAGTACCGGCAAGGTTGCAATGGCTGATATTGTATTTAAGAAAGCTACTCCAGAACTAGAAGAAAAAGTTTTGAGTAATGAAGTTACAATCAACCAAGCTTACCAAGAGATCAAGAAAGAAGAGAAGAAAGAAATCCAAGTTGAGAAAAAGAAGGAATACGAACAAAGAATTGCAACAGTATCAGTAAATGAATTTAAAGTAAATATATTTGACACTAGAGAAAAGTATAGAGTTATTTATGCAGATCCACCATGGCAATATGATCTAGAACAAACCAGTCCCAACTTAGGCGGTGCTATAAAACACTACAACTCTATGTCAATTGAAGAACTATGTGCTTTGCCGATTAAAGATATAGCTGACAAAGATGCGGTTTTGTTTTTATGGATTACAAGTCCTAAGCTTAATTTATTCTTGCAACTTATGGAAGCGTGGGGATTTGAATATAAAACTTCTTTTGTATGGGATAAAGTCAAGCACAACATGGGCCACTATAATTCAGTAAGACATGAATTTCTTTTGATCGGCGGTCGCGGGAAATCCACTCCAGACATAAAGCACCTTTACGATAGCGTTATTAGTATTGAAAGAAGTGATAAACATTCGGAAAAGCCTGTAGAATTTTTGAACATAATTGATAATCTTTATCAGCATGGCAATAGAATTGAGTTATTTGCAAGACAAGCAAAGAAAGAAAATTGGTATTTTTGGGGTAATGAAGTATGAAACAGGAAATAGTAAACCACTTGAAAAATCAATATGGGCAAGATATATCATTAGCGAGTTTAGAAGATAGGAACTACTGTTTTGATATTTATGCAAATGATAGAAATGTGAATTTTTCTATTGAATATAAAGAGCGTTTCTTTACTTCACCAAAAGGTAAAGACCTTTTGGATGAACTTGATATATTGGTTGAGCTTATACAAAGCACTCCATACTTACAAAAAATCGATATATCCATGCCGCAAAGGATTAATCCTTATGATGTCAACATAGCTATCGGCTGGTTTTATAAATGCAATGCTGATAGATTGATATATTTCCGATACTTAGATGGTGCTTTGTACGATGTTATAGATATAGATTTTAGGTTATTTAAGCCATGGTTCATGAATAATATCAAGACATTTGACATTATTTACTCAGCCAAAACAACAGGTACTATTAATGCTTTGGTTGATGTTATGAAAATACCGAAACCCTATGGGAAATATACAAAGTACCACCATGACTGAACAACAACTACAAGCGCACTGCTTTACATGGCATTGGAACGCGCGACCTGAAGAGCGCGGGCTTTTGTACATGAATCACAATAACCCCCGCGATGCGAGGCAAGGCGCTCAATTGAAGGTGATGGGTATGATATCGGGAGTAGCTGATATGACTTACCTATCCAAGAGCGGCCCGATATTCTTGGAGTTTAAGACTCCGACGGGCCGGCAAACAGACCGGCAAAAGTGGTGGCAAAGCCAAGTAGAGAATGCAGGATATCGATACTGCATAATAAGAAATTTTGAAGAGTTTGTAAAGTCCATAGATATTTGAGTATATTACCATATTGCTGAATTCGGCAAAAAGGATAACATGAATCATTACTACCAAAACATCCAAGGCTGGTTTGACTACGAAGAGATAATCAAGCTAGCCATTGACAAAGCCGAAGACGGCGCAAAGTTCGTAGAGATTGGAGCCTGGAAGGGCAAGAGCGCCGCTTACGCGGGCGTTGAGATCTTGAATAGTGGGAAGGCTATCACTTACTATGCAGTAGATCACTTCTTAGGCTCTGAAGAGCACCGCAATCCCGTGAGTGACTTTTACGACTTTAAATGCCAAAGTGGCGAATTACGAACGGAATATCATGCAAACATCGAGCCTGTTAGCAAGGTGATTAAAACCTACGACATGACAAGCGCGCAAGCTTCAAAGAATTTCAAGAAGCGAAGCGTTGACTTTATCTTTATCGACGGCTCGCATGATTACGACTCTGTTTGCGTGGATATCGAGATATGGCTTCCGAAGCTCAAGCCGGGCGGAATGATCGGCGGTCACGATTATACGACGCATGAAACAGTAAAGAATGCAGTAGATACATATTTTACGGACTTGCAAATAGTCGGCAAGTCATGGTTATACATTTCAAGGAGTGAAGAGAATGGCAAAGATTGAGATTAGCGGCGAGGTGGTGTATGTCGGAGCGCCTGTAAAGTATTCCGATAAATTCACCAAAGCGGAGATCGTGGTAAAGGATTCGACAAGCAAGTATCCTGAATTTATCAAGTTCGAGGCGATTAATGACAAGGTCGAACTCATGCGAGGATATCCTGTAGGTACTCAAGTAACTGCAGAGGGCTTTGTCGGTGGTAAGGAATACCAAAAGAAAGAAGGCGGGATTGGATACATCACCAGTATCAAGCTCGCTAAGATTTACGAAAACAAGCCCGCGCCTGTAGAGGTTCCCGATGCTATACCATTTTGACGATAGCTTTGATGAGATGCCTACTCTTGACTGGGAGGAGCTCAAAGACAAAGACTTCAAGACCGAGATAATGAAAAACGGCGTGCCTTTCGAGGCGCGCCTGTTTCTCGCAGGTTCGGGATGGAAGCTGAAGTTAACCAACAAGATAACAGGCCGATACGCTTTGGAGCTTAGATTCCGTAATATGAGTCTTAACGATGCGATGGTAAAGGCGGAGTTTTACATATTGGAGAACTTAGAATGAGACTATCCGAGTGCGAGGTTAGGTATATCAACTTAGATACGGCTCTTAGCAATCGGATAGAGATGGAGCGTCAGTTTGGAATGCTTGGTATGAATAAGACTAGAAGGATAAGCGCAAAGACTATACCGCCTCCTCAAGACACGCGCTTTGATAAGCACTTTGTCGGATGTGGACAATCTCACATAGATGCATTGCAGTCAGGCGATGCACCCTTGCTGATATTCGAGGATGACGCTCAAGTGACTGAACACTACTGCGAAGAGATAGATATTCCACACGGCGCGGATGCTATTTACCTTGGTTGGAGTCATGCTAATCCGAAGACTACGGTCAAGGCCTTTAGTGAGAATTTGGTAAAGGTTACAGGCTTAGCGGCGGCGCATGCTATACTATATCTTAGTCCAAGATTCAAAGCCTATGCAGAGAATGCAATCAGAGTAGCAATTTACGAAGAGCAAGTTCCACTTGATGTCATGCTTGGACATATTCAAGAGAACTTTAATGTCTATGCAGTTCGCAAGCCGTACTTCATACAGTCGAATGCAAGATATTCACTTAACAAATGGGAATCACTAACAAGCGGAGAATTACATGAGACTTGAAGTAATTATTCCCTATCGCAATCGCGAGGCTCACATCCGTAAACAGATACCTCACTTATTTAAGACGCTTGAGGCTCAAGGCTTGGAGTTTGGCATAACGATTGTAGAGCAAGAAGAGGGCAAGTTATTCAATACCGGCATGATGAAAAACATAGGGTTCCTAGAGTCTCAGCATGCTGATTACTTTTGCTTTCATGACGTGGATATGTACGCAAAAGATGCAGACTATTCACCAGTCTTTACGCCGACTCACTTGGCAAGGTATGTAGAGCAATACGAATGGGATATGCCTTACCGTGCTTACTTTGGTGGAGTAACGCTATTTGACAAAGAGTCATACCGCAAAATAAACGGCTACTCCAATGAATATTGGGGTTGGGCCGTTGACGATGACGATCTATATTGGAGATGCGTATTGACAGGCTTTGCAAGAAGGGAGGGCTGGTTCTACAGTGATGACCATGACCGTGAGAACTATGACAAATGGCAAGAGGAAAACTGGACTAAGTTTCAGGCTTCGCTTTTGGATACGGAAGCCAAGAGCGGAATTAAAACAACGCAATATACAATACTAGAGTCTAAGCGATTTAATCCACAGCTTAGACGCATTTTAGTCTCTATTTAGGAATAATCACAATGGATGCATTGAAGACCTTTGTCCCTTTGGTCGCATTATCAGTAATTGCACTTGGTGCGACCTTAGGAGTGGGAGATGGGAGTTTTAGCACATTCGCGGTCGGTCTTAGCAAGTATGCACTTGCAGTTGGGGCGGCGTGGTTTGTGGATTCGTACTTAATCAAGGAGGTAAATACTCGTGAAATTATCGCACAAAATCCTATCGCTTACGCTCTTTACTTGTCTGCTAACATCATTACAGCCGCTCTCTGCTTCAGTCAGTCCTAAGGTTCTGCTTATAGCCAAGGGCTTTATAGGCACGAAAGAAGAGGGGAATAACGGCGGCTACTGGGTTCGCCGCTTTCAAGCTTCGACCAAGAGCCCGCGAGGCGCTCAATGGTGTGCAAGTTTCGTGAACTTTTGCTTAGACTCTGCAGGGGTCAAAGGCTTGCCGTTCACGGGTTCGGGACTTGCTAGGCATTTCGCTACTCGGAATAAGACCATAAAGGCTACTAAGGTCATTGCTGAAAACATGACACTACCACCGGGCACGATCATTGTATGGCGAAGGGGAACTACTCCCTTTGGTCATGCAGGGATAGTAGATAAATGGCAAGGGAAAAAGGGCACGACTGTCGAAGGGAATACAAGCTCGGGGCTTCGAGGCTCGCAGCATGACGGTGATGGCGTTTGGGCACGGACGCGAGTAATTAACCCTACCTCATACTTCAGGATTACGGACTTTGTAATTTATTAAAAATAAAATTTCTAAGTCCCTTTTGGTTGTGCTTATATTTGTTTTGCCAACATAGGCACTCCTTATCTCATGCCTTCACTCCGCGAGGGCTTCTTTCGGGAAGCCCTTGTTTTAAGATAGATACAATGGATATATTTAGTGAACTCTTGCGTAATGTTCTAGCGACTCTGGTAAGTACGGTAACGATTGTTATCATGTTTTTCAGATTTATGAATAGGGAACGCTTGCAACACGCAAAACAGATTGCAGATGTCATTGAGAAAACGGCTAAGCATGTATTTAATACTGCGACGCTTGAACACCGAGTAGCTCAACTGGAAAAGACCGAAAAAGAGCAAGCCGAATCGATAGACAAGCAATTTGCTTTGGTTCACTCAAGACTTGATCAGATCTACTCCATAATTGCAGGGCTTAACAAGTGAGTTTGCATTTTGGCTTTAAATATTGGAACGAGCCTACACCTGCGAAGATTCGCAGAGTCGCGGGAGCTTTAGCCGCCGCTGGCATTGCCGGTTGCGGTTTTGCCTATTTACGCGATAACATAGCCTTGGCGATTACGCTCTTGAGCTTCGCGGTTGGTGGGTCTTTCATTGCTAAGCTTTTTACGGATAAGCCATGAGAAGAGATAGATTCAATATAGCAATTTACCGAGGTGAGACTTTCAGTCTTGCAGTCGAATTGAAAGACGCGGATGGCGCGGCTATTACTTTGGTGAATGCGACTTTGACCGCACAATGCAGAGTAAAGGCTACGAATGCGACGCTCTTTACTTTCAATACGACAATAACCTCCCCTGCAAGCGGTGGCAAGTTTTCAATCTCTTTGCCGGGAGCTACAAGCCTTGCTTTAACTCCGCAAAAGGGACTAGTCTACGATGTAAAAATCGAATGGCTTGGCGGTGATACAAAGTATTGGCTTGGTGGTGATTTGGATATTATCGATACGGTGACTTCATGAGTACTAACAATGTAGTCATTACGGCGCTTCCTGAAGTTGTCCGAGTTTCAGTTGGTGCTACAATCAACTCAGGCGCGGCGGTTTTTATCTGGAATGAAACGCCGACTGGAAATATCAACGGCTCAAATGCGACTTTCACATCATTGCAGAACTTTGTCCCTAACTCTTTGCAAGTCTTCATTAATGGCGTATTGCAAGTGCTTACAAACGATTATACGACAAGCGGATCGACGACAATAACTTTGAATGTTTCGCCTGTCGTTGGTGATGTTATACGAATACATTACAAACTAGGATAATACGATGCCAGAGACCACAATAGCAGGCCGCCAGATACGCGATGGTGCGATAACCAACGCGAAAGTAGCTGCGGGCGCTGCAATAGATTCGAGTAAATTAGCGGACGGCGCGAACTTTGTCAAAAAGGATGGGAGCGTAGCGTTTACGGGCGCTCAGTCAATGGGTAACAACAAGCTTACGACCATTGCAACTCCGACTGACTCAGGCGATGCTGCAACTAAGGGCTATGTAGATACGCAAATAGCAGGCTTGTCAAGTGCTTACAAGTATCGCAATGTCCACGCGGCTACGACTGCGAATATCACCATAAGCAATCCCGGAACGGATACTTTCGACGGTCACCAACTTACAAGCGGGCAACGCCTTTTGGTATGGCAGCAATCGACTCAAAGCCAAAACGGTATCTATGTTTTTAATGGCTCTTCAAGCGCTTTAACTCGTGCAACTGATTCGGATGCATGGGACGAGCTTACAGGCTCTTTTGTTCATGTTGACGCGGGTACGACTTATGGCGATAAGAGATTCTATTGCACTTCAAATTCAGGCGGTACTCTTGGTTCTACGGCGGTCACTTACGTGCAAGATGAGTCAGGAACTTTGACTCCGAGCAACTTTGCAACTGAAGTCATACCAAGCGGAAATATTGACGGTTCGAATACGGCTTACACTTTACCCGACACTCCGACTGCAGGGACTTTGCGTTTGCACTTGAACGGTATGAGGCTAAGAAGCGGCGCGGGTAATGATTACACGATTTCAACGAATACAATCACGATGGCGACGGCTCCAATTAGCGGAGATGTTTTACTTGCTGATTATTTGAAGTGATAAGATGCCTACAACAAAACTAAATAACGGCCAATTGCCTAACTCGTTTGATTCAAAGACAATCGGGACAAGCAATACAATCAATACGAATCTTACCAAGCTATCCATTGCAGGCGGGTCAAATGGTCAGGTATTATCTACTAATGGTAGTGGTACTTTATCTTGGGCTACGGCGGGCGGTGGTGGTATAACCGATGGAGACAAGGGCGATATTACCGTCTCTAGTTCGGGTGCTACTTGGACTGTAGATAATGACGCGGTAACTTATGCAAAAATTCAGAATGTATCAGCCGCTTCAAAACTTTTAGGCCGTGGTGACTCAGGTTCTGGTGATGTGCAAGAGATTACTCTAGGCACGGGCTTGACAATGACGGGCACTACTTTGGCTGCGAGTGGTGGCGGTGGTGGATATCAAATCCAAATAGATACTTTTACTAGTTCGGGGACATGGACTAAACCCTCTTTTGCCAAAAGAGTAACAGTTTATTCTTTATCAGGTGGCGCTGGTGGAGGGTCTGGAAGAAGAGGAGCTACAACTGCTATAAGATGTGGAGGAGGCGGTGGTGGTGCAGCAAGTTATTACAGCATTACTCTTGAAGCTTCTGCACTTGGTAGTACTGAATCCGTTACTGTTGGAGCAGGTGGAAATGGTGGCGCAAGTCGCACTACTGATGATACTAGTGGCGCAAATGGATCAAATGGAGGTATATCAGGATTAGGTACTTTCCAAAATATTATAGAAAGTGATAGGCCAAGTGGCGGTTCAGGCGGAGGCACTTCCTCAACTGCAGGGGGCGGTACTTCTCCTCAACCTGTAAATTATTATCAAGTTCCTGTTGGCAATGGTCTGACCGGTACGAGCACTAATGGCAGTAATTTTTCTTCAGATAGACCAGCTTTTATTAGCTTATCTGGAGGAGGAGGAGGAGGAGCTGCAGCTAATTCAACAGCAATGTCCGAAGGTGGTAGACATAGGCCTGCAAATTGGATGGCAAGCAAGCCTGCTTCTAATTGGAATTATGGAAGCCAAGGGACTAATGGCGGTAATGGTGGCAATGGCGATAATAATCAAGCAGGGTTTTTATATTTCGGCTCTGCAGGCGGCGGCGGATCGTATAAAACTGGACAAGCAACTGGTGCTGGTGGCAATGGTGGATATGGTGCTGGTGGCGGTGGCGGCGCTGCTTCAGATAACGGTCATAATTCCGGAGCAGGCGGTAATGGTGGTGGTGGTTTAGTAATTGTTGTAAGTGAGGGATAACATGAAATACGCTTTAATTAATGCTAATAATGAAGTCGAAAATATAGTTTTATGGGACGGTGTTTCTGAAATTCAATGGCCTAATGGATGTAATGCAGTGCCTTGCACTGAAGAGCACGAAGCCGAGTGGTCTGCAAAATTTCCCGCACCAGAGCAAACAGAACTTAATCCAGAGCAGCAATTATTGCAGGCTCTTTTAGAAAAGTACGGGATTCCTACCAAGTGAGTCAATACAGACCCCGCTTAAACCATGAAGAGTACACGGCGGTGCTTAACTATCGGATAGGTAAAGGCTTTGAGCCTAGCCCTGAAGACAAGCCCGAGATCGTACCTGAATGGCTAAATACCTTTGAAGATGGACGCGAGGAGGTTTTGCCCGTTTTGCGCATTCAAGGCAAGACGGCGGTCTTCAGTGATATTCACTTAGGTATCCATGACAAAGCGGCGCTTATTGCAGCGATTCAATATGCAAAACAAGACCGAGTAGAGAATATCATACTGAATGGTGATATACTAGACTCGGCTCAA